CATCCGCCGCGGATTTGGCGTTCGGGTAGTAGTCCCGCATCGCCGACGACAGCGCGTCGGCGACCGTCACCCCGCTCGCGCCCTCCGCCTTCGCGCCCTCCTCCGCCGCCTTCAACAGGCCGAGCCCGGCGGCGCCGTGATACCCGGCGGACTCCACCTTGTACAGCGCGTCGGACAGGTCCTCGGCCGACACCCCGACTTGGCTGGCCATCGACAGCAGCCCGTCACGCACCATCCCGATGGCGTCGTGCGCCTCCCCGGCGCTGGTGAGCAGTTTGTTGGTGGACTGCTCGAAATCCCCGGCCATGTGCACCACCACCGCCGCCGCCGCCACCCCAGCGGCCCCCACCAGCAGCGCACCCTTCTCGACCGCTTTCAGCCGGCCGGCGGCGGCTTCGCCGCGCACCGCCGCCGCGTCCATCGACTCCCCGAACCGCGCGGTCGCCGCGGTCGCCCGCGCCTCCGCCGCCTCCAGTTCGGCGAGTGACCCTTGGGTTTTGGCGGCCATCCCCGCCATCGACACATACACCTGTTCGGCAGAGCGTTCCGCTTGCGCGGAGAGCGTGGCGAAGGAGGCGAGGGCGCGTTCGTTGGCAGCGTTCACCTCCGCGTCAGCAGCGGTCACCGCTTCCCCCGTGGCCGCTGCCGAGGCCGACACTTCGGTCATCGACGTTTTGACCGCCGCGCCGGTCTGTTCGAAGGAGGCGGCCATCCGGTCAACCTGCACCACCGCCTCAGCGGTCGACGCGATGAAAGTGACGACAACCGGCGGGAAAAACGATTCAGCCACTGCCACCGCCTCCTATCATCAGAGGACTCCGCGCCATGCCCGGTAGAACAGGGCCGCGACCTCGTCGCGGGACTTGTCCAACGCGGGCGCCAGATAGGGACGGGCCGGTAACCGGGCCGCGTTGTGCCGGCCCGCCATACCGCCGACCTCCTGGATGCGGCCATAGATGACGGTCGGCCCGACCCGCGAGCGGTACGTGCCGGCTATCCCACTCGGGCCGTCGACCGCGATCGACCGCATCAACGCCCCGGTCACCGCCGACGGCGGCTGACCCGGCCGCGACGGGGTCGGAGTGCCCTTACGGTGGCTGGACTGCCGCAACAGGTCCTTGGCGTGGCGCTCCACCACATGCGCGGCCAGACCAGTCGCCTCCCTCGTCACCGCCTGCAACTCAACCATCCGCGCGCGCAACGCCTCGGCCAGCTCGGAGAAACCGCCGACCTCACCCCGGAACTCCACCGCCCGCACCCTCCCGCCTCACCTGTTCCTCGCGGTAGGCGTCGACCATCTCCGCGATATACGGGATGCGGGCCACTACATGCGCCGGCATCGCATCCACCTCACCAGGGGTTTTCCCGAACCGCTCCAGCCACCACCACGCGTCGAACGCCTCATCCCACCAGACTGGTTCCCCCGGCAGGGCGGGGCCGACCGGGTTGCCCGCGATCCGCTGTCTTAGGCGTTCGCGGGCCCGGTAGGGGACAGCGGGTCCTCATAGTCCGTGGGGTCGGGTTTGCTGGGGAACGCGGCTTTCTGCGCGTCCGCCACCAGCTCACACAGCTTGTTGTAGTCACCCATCGACAGTTCGTCGACGATCGTCGGATCCGCGGAGGGCAACACCCACTGGCGGGGGGTGCCGTCGCCGGCCGGGTCCGGGTCGTAGGGCAGTTTCCAGTCCTCCACCAGCGCGGCGATCACCCCGTCAGTCACCGACAACCCGACCTCGAGGATGTCGGGTTGGCCGTTGGAGCTCCCGTTGGTCGCGGCCCGCGCACCGCGCATGATCCGCTTCTGGTCTTTCGCGCGGAGCATCCTGTCATCCCGCAGGTACACGCACCCACCGGACGGCAACTCGTGTCGACTCATCGGCTTCCCCTTCGGTTTGCTTCGTTTACACGTAGATGCCGGAGGCGATCGCGTTGTTCAACGTCACTTTCACCGGGCTGTACCCGCCCGACGTGCCGGCGTTGGTGGTGTTCGCGACCCCCACGAACGTCGTCTGATACCCGACCGCGGCCTTCCCGAAATCCGGTTTGCTGGTGGCGTAGGCGGCTTTCTGGCAATCGACCTGCACCTGCACTTTCCCAGCGCCCACCACCCCGTTCCCGATCACCAACTGCAACTGGGGTTGCGTGTTCGACAACATTGTCGTGTAGGGGGTTTCGTCGGCGGCGATGAAGTTCAGCTTCCCCCCCACCGACACCGGGCCCCGCTGGATGATGTACGGGGTTTGCGCCAACTGGGTGGTGAACACCACCTCCAGGACACGTTTCAGGGTGATCTCGCCGTCCATGACGGTCAACACCAGAGTGCCACCCGACGCGGGACCGCCGATCCCGAGCTGCCCGCGCCACGACGCCAACGGTGTCACGGTCGACGGCGCCGACACCGGTGTGCCGACGGGGATCACTGTCGGCCACGACGACCCTTTCGCGTCGTAGGTCAACAGTTGGGTTTCGGCGTTCCACTTCAGGGTGACCTCGGAGAAACAGGAGCCCGGCAACTGGCGGGCCCCCACCGTCGCGACCGGCCCTTGGAAGTGGGTCAGGGTGTGGGAGGTGGGCTGGCCCTGCGCCGAGTTCAGGGTGGAGAACGCGTGGGTGAACGGGTCCGACGCGCCGGTCGTGGTCAAGTCGCCGAGCAGGTTCCCCAACAACCAACCCAGGGTGTCGCCGAACACCGGCCCGGACATCGCGAAGTCTGTTTTGATGACGCCCTGTTGCCGGCCGTACGCCTCCACCATGCTGCCGCGCAGAGCTTTGTCGTCCAGCCAGACTGGCTTGTCTTCCGGTTCGAACTTCTCCACCGGGATCGTCGCGGTCATCGCGACCGGGGTGCCCTGCGTGGTTTCTTTGGCGACCCCGACGAACTGTTTCGCGCTCGCGTAGGTGGTGGGGGTTGGCACGGGTCACTCCTCCGTCGCGGCGGGTTTGATGGTCTTGGTTGTGGTGTTGCTCTTGCCGGAACCTGCGGGTTCCCATTGGCCGTCATCCGGCGGACCGTCCGGCCACTCCACCTCGTCCCCAGGCTGAACTTCGAGTGCACGATCGACATACACCCGCGGTTGGGTGTCGGTGAACCGGAACAACCCCATTGGTCCAGACCTCTCCCTCAAATGATCACGAAAAAGTAGCCGACCCCACACAGTTCCGCTGGTCAGGCTTGGATATATTGGTCGGCGTCCATCTCCACCACCACATATTGCTTCGACAACTCGCGGGGCCCCGTCCACACCGGCGACATGTCCCACCGCAACCACGGCTCGCCGCCCTCCGCGACCTGAAACCCCACCCCATATCCGGCCTCAAACCCACCCGACCCGCACGTCCGGTCCGCCTCAATCCGCGCCCGGATCGCGTCAATCAACTCATAGGTGACATCTTGCAGGTCTTCCGCGTAGGTGGACGTGGAGCGCAGGAAACAGTGCATCCGCACCACCCACCGCACGTGCTTCAACCCCGATACCGCGCCCGCCAGCGCGGCCCGTGTCTCCTCACCGCGCTCTAACAACACCATGACCAGACATCCGAACGGTTTGCCAACGGCACTCAGGCCGTAGTCGGTGTCGTGGTCGTCGCGTTTCGGCGCCGCACGGCGGAACACCGGGCCGTCCATCCGGTCATCAATGATGATCTGTGGGGTGCGGTAGGTGTGGGTGGTGTCGTCGTAGGGGCCACCGAAGTAGATACAGAGCTGGTTGGCGACCGTCCCGGCGGAACTCACCGGATCGCCATCTTGCGTCGCTGGTAGGCAGCTCGTTGCATTCTGCTACCTCACTCTGCGGAGTACTTCGAGAAGCCTCTCGGCTTCGATGACTAACCCGACTGGCCCGGTGGACCCGGATTGGGTGTTCGGGGAGGCTTTCGTGCCGGGGAACGCGTCCTCGGCTTCGCTGTCCGGGCGGTCCAACAAGGCGATCGCGTAGAAGATGACCGCCAAATGGGCGTCGGCCGGCAACGCGGAGATCCCCGCATCCGCCGTGTGCGCGAACACCAGCGGGCCGGTGAGCGGCACCGTTGTCGACCCGGCCACATACCCGGCGGCGACGGTGACCGCTTCTTCGACGCCGGGTTCCCAGATCCGCAACACCAACCCCGGAATAATCCCAGCCGGGTTGCGCACTGTCAGGCTAGTGGCGCCGGCCGTGCTGTTGGCGGCGATGAGGGTGTTGGTGTAGCCAGCGGTGTAGGTCCACCGCGTGTACACCTCGCTGCTGGTGCTCGGCGCCCCGAACTGGTATGCGGGACCGAGCCCGGCCGCCCCGAACGCGAGCGGCGCGACAACCGTGCGGGACTTCTCAATCCACACCCCGGAATAATCGGTGACCGTCGTGAGACTGCCCGGGTTCGGCCCCCACTCCAGTTTCGTCAGGGCGGTCACCGGGTAGTGGTCCGGCTTGTACTTGACGGTCCCGTCCCGCCCGACCCGCACCCGGGTTTGCTCGATCCGGGTGTGCGCAGCCAACGTGGATTCGCCGTCGCCGGACATCTCCACATAGTTGTCGGCCTTCGCCGACGCCATCAACAGGATGTTGGTCAACTCTCGGTCCTGCTCAACAGCGGACGCGTCTCCCGGGCGTAGCGAGAGCGTGTCGAGATAGGTGGGGTGCGCCCGGAACGCCGCCGGCGTGACGTAAGGGACAGTCAACATGCGCGTTACCCCTTCCGTCTCGGGTGGTGCCGGCCCCGCAACGCGGCGGAGATCTTCGCTCGCGCCGCCGCCGACATCGGGTGCCCTCGGTGCGGATGCTTCTTCCCGATACGGCGGGTCAACGCCTCCGCCGAAATGTGGTGGTGCCGGCGGGGACCGTGATAGCCGCGGTGGGGGTGTTTCTTCCCGATCCGCCGCGCTAACGCTTCAGCGGAGATGTGGTAGCCGTGGCGACGCGGCCCGTGGTACCCCTTGTGCGGGTGCAGCCGTTTCCCGTGCAGCGACACCGGTTTGACCTTGGTTTTCCGCGCCGTCTTGGACGCGTTCAACCGCAACCCGACCGCAACCGGCCGCCGCGTGTGCCGGATGCTACTCGCCCGCGTCATCCGGCACCTTCACCGCAGACAGCCACCCGCCGGGCGCGTAGATCGCGTGCTCCAGGTCGTCGCTGGACAGGATGTAGAGGCAGCCGGTGCCGGCGTCATCCAACGCGGCCCGATCAGCCTGGTACCGGTGCACGGTGCCGTCAGGTGTGGTGACCTCGATGGTCACTCGCGGGTCCACTCCCCATGCACACACATCGCCGTCTGGTTGTTCTCCCACCCGTTGGGGAAGCACTCCCCGCACAACTCACCCGGCTCATGCGCTTGCGTATCGTCGTCAGTCTTGGCTTTGGTCTTCGGGGGCATCCCCGTCACCTTCTCTTTCGCAGTGGCCGCCGCACTGGGAGCAGACCCGAAAGTAGGACCCGAACCCACACGTGGTGCAGCGGTAGCCGATCGTGGAGTGAGTGTGCCCGGCGAGCGAGGGCGCGAACCCGCCCGCCGCGATCAGGGCGCGTCCGTCGCGGTCGGAGACGGTGTACATGCCGTCCCGCGCGCGATACCTCTGGCCGGTGATCCCGTCCACCTCGAGACAGCCCTTATCGGGGGCGGCGACCTTCATTCCTACCCGCTTCCCCCGCAGCGTGGACATGGGTGCGACTTTCCCTTGTGGTCAACATAGACGCCGTTGTCGCCGCATTCCTGGCACCGCTTAGCGGTCTTCCGGGTTGTCACAGCGCGGCCCTCACGAAGCAGTCCTTCGCCTCCAACAGCTTCCGCAACCCGACCGTGAGCTCGGGGCCGTCCGGCAGGGCTTCGATCATCGCGGCGGCCAGGTCATGGCACTGCTTCGAGATTCCGCGCAGATCCTGCCGGGACAGGTGCTCATAGTCGAAGAACCGGCTAATGCTGGCGGTGGCGGCGTGCCGGTCGGTGAGATCCATCAATGGAGATCGGCTCCCTTCGCGGTGGGGTCTGGTCGCGCCCGGAAGGGGATCACGGGCGCGACCAGAGCACGAATTACCTACTTCAATCCGATCAACATGCCGGACCAGCCCGGCGCGTAGTGCACCAGCGTCCCGAACCAATACGACGACTGGTCATAGGTCATCTGCATGACCGGCCACTCCACCGCCATATAGTCCTGCACGTTGGTGACCTCCGCCGTGTTCGAGATCTCCGAATCCGGCACCGGCAGCGACTTCGACCGGATCAACGCGGTCCCCTGATAAATGTAGGGGTGCACATTCAGGTCGACCATCGACCCGGTGGTTTGATTCTGGATCCCGGACACCACCGATCCGAGGGTGACACCGCCGATTGCCTCCGACTCGCGCAACGCGATCCGATACCCGGCCGCGCCGCCCGCACTGGACTTGACATAGTCGCCGAGCGAACGGCGAATCGCGCCGTCCAGCCACACCTCGTCGGGGTCAGCGAGCCGCTTGTCCTGCGAACTGGTGGCGTTGGCGCCATACAGGGCGACGAACGCGTCCTGAAACGGCCCATCCCCCAGCGAGCTGGATGGGGTGACGGAGTTGTAGACCAGGCCGTTGACGCGTTTCACATACCCGGATTGGGTCGCGTCGGCCTGGATCGTCAGGAACCCGTCGTAGCCGTTGGCGTTCGCCGTGGAATCGGAGCTGGGCATCGCCGCGCCGCCGGTGGCGGGGGTTGTCAGGATGGTGACGGTGTTCCCGACGAAGCTACCGACGAACGTTTCGGTGCCGGTGGTGGTGGAAATGTAGTAGTTGTAGCCCAACGCGCCGGTCGGCTCCGTCGCCACCGTGATCGTGAACTGGTTGGTGGAACCGGTCAGGGCACCGGTGTTGACCTCGTTCGACACGACGGATTCGCCGCCGCCGGCCAACGCGGTCACCTTGATGAAGTAGGTGCCGGCCGCGACCGCGCCGCCGGTGCTCGAGGAGGCGACTGAGATGACCGGCGCGGACACTGGCCCGGCGTACCCGTTGCCGGTGGTGCCCCGCGAGTACAGCAGGGCACGCTCTTCCGCGCCGAACGACGCCCACAGTAGGGCGGTCTGCGACAGGGACCGGATGTCCTGGAAGCCTTGGCCGGCGAACTGCGCCTTCCACGTCACACTGTCGGACAGGCCCTGCTCCATGTAGGTGACCGTCTTCGAATCCG